AGAAAGGTCGGCAATACAAAGGTCAAGTTTCCCGAACAACCCCCCATTGAAGCGGTTGAAGGGGAAGTTAGCGTACCGTTCTATGAAGGAAAACTTCCAATGTTGCCGTGTTTGCATAACGCAGTAATGACGGAGAATCCTTCGCATTTAGCGAGAGCATATCTTGTATCTTGGTATAGAGATTTATTGACTTTGCGAACTAATCTTACTTCATTGGAAGAAAAGAATAAAGTTTTAGATATGGTTGTTGAAGAGATTAAATCTATTGCTGAAAATAATGATGAAGTCTGGTTAGACTGGGATGAAGGACAAACACGCAAACATGCACGTTTTACGGTGCATGGTAATTACAAAACTCCTTCTTGTGATAAACTTATTTCAGAAGGATATTGTATTGGTAAATGTTGGAGGTTTCCAAATGTTGATAATTGATAGTAGGGAAAAAGAAGGTTCTAAATTAGTTAAACTCGTTGAAGAACGAGCAAGGATTCTAAATATACAAACGGAAAAGAAATGGTTAGAAATAGGAGATTATGTCTTCTCTGATGTATGTTTTGAAGCAAAATCTGTTGTAGATTTTATTGGGTCTGTAATGTCTAAAAGGCTTTGGACTCAATTAGATAATATGGATAGGCATTACAAGAACAATGTTGTAATTATCTATGGAGATTTATCAGAAGGAATATACAATATTATTGAACACAGTAAAAGCAAATTACCCATCGCTTCTAGAAAGATTATGTTATCAAATAAATTTCTAGGAGCAATAGGTAGAATTGTATTAGACACGGATATAAAACCCTTTTGGGTAAAGAGCGAAGAAGAAGCATCATTGATAATTACAGCGATTTGTAAAATGCAACCAATAGAAAGAGAAGTTATAAGACCACAAGTATTTAAGAGAATAAGCACCGACGATTTAAGACTTGATATTTTAACTAGCATCAAAGGCGTATCCTATAAAAAAGCAAAGGTATTAATTGATACCTTTGGGTCTGTTATGGAAATAGGGGAACAAACTAGTTTTGACATACAGAAACTAGATGGGTTTGGAAAAGTATTAGCAGACAGAATACTTAATGTATTAAATTCAGAAGATAAGGTGAAACTATGATAGATGAATATGAAATGAATGAAGAAGACTGGTATGCTCAATTTACAGAAGATTTAGGAGCAGTAAGTCAAGCAGAATTACCCGCTATTATGCGAGCATGGAATGAAACGGCAACTGGTTTTTCAAAGTATAATGATACTCCAGCAACATTAACTTTTTTTAGTTTGTTGAGTTCAATATGTAAAGACTTTGTGCATATACCAGATGGGGATTTAACGGATGATATTAGAATACACTTGTGTTGGATTCAAACATCAGGAACAGGTAAATCTACTTTATGGAGATTTGTTGGCCCAATTACAAAATCTCTATATAAAAAAATTAATGGTACAGGTAAACACCCTCCAACTTTAATAGAAGATGACAAAGTAATGGACACAAACTTTGACATATTTTCTTTGATTGATTATACTGATGCTGCTTTAATTGGTTATATGGATAAGAAACTCATTAAGAATGATGAAGAAGCAGAAACTCATGGTGGTGAGATTGGTGATGTTTATTTTCAAAGAGTAGCAGGTGCATTAGAAGGAAGCGGTTTAGCACATTGGGATGAGTTCGAGTATTCTGGAGTATTTAAAGAAAGCCAACATAAAAGTAATTCTATTGTATATTTAAATCGCCTAATGAATTCTACAACTGGAGAATCTTGGGTAATTAATAAACAGTTGAAGGAAGGTGGGGAAATTTCTTGCTATTGTCAAAGAACTGTTATTGCTATGACATATCCTCCAAGAAATCTTCAAGAGATTATGGCTACAACAGGTGTTTTACCGAGAATGGTTATGTATGTGCATGATGTTCCTTCTTTTATTCAAGATAAAATTAGAAGAGAATTGATTGCTCAATTTGGTATAATCAACGAAACAAAAGAACCCCCTACCGAAAGATTTGCAAATAGTTTATTTGAAATTTATAGCCTAGTAAAAGAAAGATTTGTTGAAGTAGGTTGCGAACCTTTGAAAACTATGACATATACCCAAGATGCAAGAAATAGATTGCTTCGTGAATATGATAGAATGGATAATTATATTTCAGATTCAAGACAAGAAGTAAAAGAAATACTTGATGTATTTATCACTCGATTGAATCAGAATCTTAAAAAGATGGCAGTTCTTTGCTCTATTGCTGAAGCAAGAAGTATTAAAGATAAAAGCAAGAGATTCATTGTTTCCGCAAGAAACGTCGAACAAGCAGGTCAGATTGCCGAAAAGTGTTATATAACCCTTGTCGCATGGCTTGAACGTAGCCTCCGTACCCGTCGAACTTCGGTTACTGAAAAGTCAATGTTAAGCACATTTAAGACTGTTTATGTTGCTATGGAAAAGGATGAAGACGGATTCATAAGTAAAAAGGATTTCTTATCAGAAGTGAAAAGAGAAAGCAAGAAAAGTCAGGCTAGTGTTTACAACTACTTTAAATCTATTGAAAACCTATTTGAAATAGAAAAACAAGGCCGAGCAGTATTTATTAAATTTAAAGGAGAGGAAAAGAAATGAAATGGGAAAATACATACCTAGTGTTTGAAGTATCAAAAGGGCCAAAAGTAATCATAGAATCATTAGATACATATGGTGCTGATGGCTGGGAATGTTGTTCTATGCTAACAGTAGCGGGCAGTAATATTGTTTGCTTCTTAAAGCGAAGAATTGATGTTGATGAAGAACCAGAAGTAGATAAAGAAACAGAAAAGATTTCTAAACTTTGGTCGCAGGATTGAGATAAATGTCAGTAATGGCTCTCGATATTGAAACAAAGAATATGTCGTATGACATAGGTGGTTTTGGTAATACTCATATGTTTCAAGTATCAACCGTTGCTACATGGGATGGAAATACTGGAACTGTTTATGTTGATGAACCTGTTGATTCTTTTGCTAAATCTGGTCATATTGTAAAGTCTTTAAGAGAACTAAAGTATGATTTAGATGAGCATTTTCAGAAAGGTGGAGTATTACTAGGACATAATATTGCTGCATTTGATTTGCCTATTCTAAAGGACTCTATGGATATTTATTGTATTAAGCAATATCTAGAAGATAAAAGATATATTGATACTAGCAGAATCTTAACTAAAGAACATGGTGAAAGATTCCCATTGAGTAACTTAGTTAAATGCACGATGAATGATTTTAAACTCATGGACAGTGCTGATGCTCCTAAGTTATGGAAGGCTGGTCAATATGATGAAGTTGTTGAGTATTGTATGAAAGATACTCAGTTAGTTTATGACCTTTGGAAGTATGGTCAAGATAATGGGATTGTCAAAGCATTTTCTGTAGATAAAGAAAAGTTTGTAGAATTAGAGGTGAAATGGTAATGGAAGGCTGGGATTGGTTCTTTCTTCTTGTTTTCTTAACAGTTCTCTTATTGCTTTTCTTTGCCGCTTTTGGTGGAACTAATATCACCGATGATAGCGTCGAAGATTATATGAGAAGATTGATGAGAAACAAGGAAGATGGACAGTAATGGGATTGAAACAACAATGCCCGTATTGTGGCAATAAGACGTTAGCGAAGCGTTTATTGGGTTTTTATGTAGGTTCTCCCGAACAGGTTAAGTTGTGGGAATGTCGGGAATGTCAGAAAATCTGGTCAATTAAGACTATTTGAGGGGAGGTGGCTCTTTTGGGTCGCCTCCCCTCTTTTTTTTGGCTTTTGAAATTTACCATTTTTCATCAATTGTTGCAAGCCATGTAGATAGAAAACCTACAACAAAGGCTATTATAGCCAATACGATTAATTTCATATATCACAAAATTAGACCATATAACTGTAAAGCGTCTATTAAATCATTTAACTTAGTTGAAATAGTAACGATTTCATTTTCGAGATTACTGATATAAGCGTCTACATTTGGCTCAAAACCTGGATTTGCAGTAGGGTCAGCAGGTGGACGGGCAAAATGAGCAGGATTAGTTACAAAACCACCATTACCTACATTTTGACGAGAAGCGACGGCAGTTCCAAAGAAACCAATATTTGAACCGTCATGGTTTAAATCGCCATTAACTTCTATTTCACCACTTAAACGAATATCTCCAGATACGTCTAATTCTTGAGAAGGAGTAGTTGTTCCAATACCGACTTTACCATCCGAAAGAATTGTTAATTTGGCTTGCGCTCCTGACCCATCAGAAGTAGGATTAGTGCAAAAATGAATGTCTTTGTTGTAGTTACCATTGGCAATTAACAAGTCATTTTGAGCCGAACCTGTGACAATTGCAGATGCTCGGTCAAGAGCAATATAAGCGGAATAATGTGTGCTAAATGTTCCCGAATTTGCTTCTACATCTCGCAAGTGTAATAACGGTAATTTAATATCGGTATCTGCACTAATGATAATTCGTGCATTATCTCCAAGTGGACTTCCCGAACCCGTTTTAACTTCAAGCAAATGGTCGGATGAACCATTTACGCTATCATCTTCAATTAATACATTTCCTTTTATATGAAGTAATTCCGATGGAGAACTAGTTCCAACACCTACTTTTCCTGTTTCATCAATAATCATTCTTTCAGTTCCCGCAGTATCGAAACGAATTTTATCTTCATCTGAACTTTCTTCAACTTGAATTTTAGTATCTGCATCTGCATCTTCT